CATTCTGTAAAATCCATTCCTTGCCTGCTGCCGCATAGTCCACATTCGCCAATGGATCAATCTTTTTTACCTCTGTGACACATTCTTTGGCATCAGAATTATCACGGCTTAAATGGCACAATATGACGTTCTGCAAGGCATCTGATTTGTTCGCAAGAACAAATTCTTTTACCGTTTCCAGTTCCATATGACCACGGTACACATGGGATTTCTTAGCATCGTTGGAATCCTCTGTAATGTACTTCTTCTGATAGTTACATGAAATAATGATGTGGTTTACTTCATGAAACCGCCACTTAACAAATTCCGTGTCAGTTACATAAAGCAATTTTCCCATTTCCGGGTGAGTAATCAGGAATCCATAGCAAGGGCATTCTGAACCATCAGCGTTTGTATGTGTCCACTTACCATCCAGTGTCGTAAGATCAAATGCCATTATTTTTCCACCAGTAAACCCTATTTCCATAGGTTCTAAACTCTCATATGGCTTAAATACTGGTATTCCCATGTGTTCAAGGTCTGATGTGGATAATGAGTGGTCTTTGTGCGTATGGGTGCATATCGCACCCACAACACACTTAATATTCCAGTTAAGACCACGTTTTATGTCCATGATGGGAAGTCCTGCATCCAGTAAAAGCGTTTCACCGTTATCTGCCGTTAGAAGATAGCAGTTACCGGAAGAACCGGATCCTAAACATTTTAGCTTCATGTTTCTACCTCAATTTCGTCATCTTTTGGAAACTGAAATATGCAGTTATTTACATATTCAACTTTTGATGGCTCATTGTTCATGGTTTGAACTATAATTCCACTATTTTTCAATTTTTCAAACTGTTTTACCACATCTTCTGTAATTTCAACATTTTGAAAAAGAATCGGCATACCAACGTATGCTTTTCTAAGCATTTCCATAGCTTTCTTCGATTTTTCTTCTTTGGAATATGTAGCTACAACGCCATGCGCAATTTCTGAGGGTCTGGCAATGGTATCTCTTATCGCAACAATGGAATTATCTTTTGTAATTCCAAAGCAAAAATTTTCATATGGAATATCAGTTCTACCGTCCTGTGAAATAATTCTCATGGTGTCCTCCCTACTTAAAGCAATCCGGCGTCTCTGCGCTGGCAATGTCCGTCTCTGCGGTCTGCGGTGTCTGCGGTACTTCCTCAAACTCAACAGTGTTTGCATTATTCTGAATCTCCCTGTGAACCTGTTCCTGAATGGGTTCCATCGGATATTCCTTGAAGTCTCCATCTTCGATTTCTTCTTTTGTGTAAATACCCATTGTCAGTTCCGGGCAATTCAGACTAGAGAAGAACGATGCCGCTCTGTATCTGAGCATTAACTGTGGCATGGTTTTCCACTTACTTCCATTTTTCCCAAGCCATCCCTCGTCCTTTGCCATCTGCATATTGACTTCCATACCCTCAACTCTGCGACCGTTTTTCATAGTCCACGCTACGCATGAATAAGGCTTTCCATCTTTATCCTTTACCTCGTCATACTGCAACTCCATGTCAAACATTCTGCTTGCGTTAATAGAGGCAATCAAAAACTTACTGCTCCAACTAGGTCTTCCCTGTATCGGATAAAGGTTCTGCATAACCATCAGAGGGCTAATGTGCATTCTTTGTGCCTGTTCAATGGCAATCAAACAGTTAGACGGATTTTTCTGATATGTCTGCGGAACAATCGTTGAATCAGCCAGTGCCTTTGCCATCTGCATTGCCATAATAAAATTGTCGGATGTTCCAAAAATCCCAAGACTGTAATCTGTAACCTTATTCTTGCTTTCCTTTACCTCTGCCTTTTCCTGTGTCATTACTTCCTGCTTCTTTTCGTCTGCCATGTTTCTACCTACCTTTCTACCTTTTTGATGCCGTCAATTCCTATGATGAATACCTGGGTTGTCTTGGGATTCTGAATCAGTGCAATAGTACTTGCAAACCTATCATGTTTTTTAATTCTTAAAACTTTGTATTCATCATCTTTGCTTACATCTGAATCTATTACAAAATTCTGTTCGTATCCTAAAAGACCACTCCATGTACCGTATAAATTGTACTGCTTACCGGTATCCTTGACTTTTACGGTATCTCCCACGCAGATTTCGTCTTTCTTCTCCGGTTCTTTCTCCGGTTTGTAGTTTTCAAGGACAACGTACTCGCTGTGCCATAAACCAACATTTTCCTCAGATTTTTTGCAAATACATCCTGATGTCGTAACGCAATTTACTTTGAAAATATCTCCGTTTTTATAAGGAATCAAACAAGGCATCGCACAAACAACCTTGATGTACTCACCGACTTTAGCTTTTCTCTTAACCTCCCGGACACCGTTATCAGGCTTCGCATCCTCGCCCATCAGCCGATTAAAAGCCAACTTAGCACCAGTACGGAAATCAAATTCATCAGCAGGATTGCAGTTTGCTTCTGCTTTCTCGCCAGTGGACTTGTCCAGCGCAACTACTTTGTTGTCATTGCGGTAGATGACAATGGTTTCATTCTGATGTTTCACTAAATCAAGCGCATCTTCTGCGCAATTCCATCCGTACCCATATTTGGCGAATCCTTTGCAATCATGACCGCCTACAAATTTGTCAAACTCAACCGAATAGTAATTATCCGTCAAGAGTTTTTTGACTGTTCCGCATTCCCCCAAAGTTCTTATATTGAGTATAGCAGCATTCTTTTTTACTTTTACTATATCTCCAACCTTAAATTTACTTTTTCCCATATTATTCTTCCTCGCTTTCCGGCTCATTCATAAATCCACTTGCAACTCCCTGATGCACTGTCACATCAGCTTTGTAAATCTCCTTGATGCTTCTAGGCATCACATGGAATGTCACATCCGTATCGGCAATCTTACCTTTGAATTTCAAGGCTCCACGGTCTGAAAGTCCCAAGTACACACCCACGCAACACTTGTAATCAAAATTAAATATCACGGTGTCACCGGCATTGATTGTTTCTCCGCTTGTTGTCAGAACAGAAATGACTGTCTCTTTCTTAATCTGCATTCTCCGCAGCTCCTTTCTTTATCTCATCACAAAATATCTTGGCAGAAATTTTCGCTCCAAAAAAAGAAAAAATTATACTCATGCCAGGATTCTTCGTAATAATAGAAGCAAACGGCTCTTCTGACATTGTTTTTGCAGTTACCTTGCACATTTCATCAGCAGAAATCTCAATTTTTTTATCCATATCATAATCATTATTAGGCATTCTTCGCTTCCTCCACTTTCAAACTCGCATCATCACTTCTGCGGAACATAATCAACTGACTGTCAACATCAGGAATCTTCCAAGGGTCAAGGCTCTCGGTATCGTCAACCATGATAGGCAATTCCACACCACACCGCTTCTGAAACGCATTGCAAATGTCAATCTCCGTCAGAATCCTTGCTCCGTGGTTCATGTTCCGGCTGTAAGGCTCTCCACGGTATGTAAAGTCACAGCATTCTTCCGTGTCACCATTCACAAGAGGTCTGAACATCCGCACAGTGCAGAAAGAAAGATACTTGTTCACATCAGCTTCCAACAGTTCGTTCTTCTTCCGGCTGAATTTCTTTAACAGGTCAAGCTGTGCCTGCACATCTGTAATCTTCTGTGCAATGTTCTTCCGCTCCTGTTCCAGTTCTGTGATACGCCTATCCACACTCTCGTTAATGCTTACACTCGCCAAAGACTTATCAACCACAGAAATATCATTGCGGATCTGCTCTTCATCACCTTTTAACTGGATTCTGAGAAGATTCATGTCAGTGAATTTGTGCATGGCAGCTTCTTTCTCAGCAATCTGTGACTGGACAGTTTTGTATTCTTCCGTGTTGGAGATATCCACGCTTGCCGGAATGGAATTTAAGACATTATCAGCAATGGCAATCTCTTTTTCCAACCGTTCCACTTCATCCTCTGTCTTTTTCAGTTCCTCACGCTTATGCTCCAGTTCTGCCTGATCCGCTTTGATATGGTCAGCGCAGGAAGAACCCTCTTTGGTAATCAATTCCAGTTCATGTGCCTTATGCGTATCAAACTCCGTTCTTAGCTGCTCTTTCTTTTCTTCCGGATATTCCTGTCCACAATAGGAGCAAATCAGAGAGTTTTCATCAAATTTAAGGCTTTTATTCAAATCCCAACTCTTCTTCAATTCCT